TGGCAGAGTACGGTCGCAGGCTATCCAGATATGGGTAGGTGGACTTGGAGGTGATGAGAGTGAACTGCTCGCAGGAGACCCACCACTTGTTGACGTTGGCGTAGTCCTTCCCCTCCTTAATCATGTAGATCAGGAGGCCAGTATCGTCAGGGCTCTTGGTGATCCCGATGACATGCCCCACCTTCTCATCCCATGTCCACTTGGACCAGCTATCGAACAGGCGCTCGGCATTGCCGGGGCCGTCTAGGTAGCTGTAGGCGTAGAGGGTGGTGCGGGAGGCAGTGGTGCGGAGACCCACGAACTTCGGGGTATCCAAGGCCACTAGCTGCACAGGCGTACCGCCGATGTAGGTAGAGAGCTGCTGCGACAAGTCCGAGCTCTCTGGCGTATCCGCTAGAGCCCCCGCCTGTATCTGGTGCAGGGAAGCCTTACGAGCTGCCCCCTCACCCTGCTTCTGGGCATAGAACACAAAGTTCCCGGAGCTGATAGGGTCAGCGTCCGTGGCCCCTTCGTGGGCAGTGACGCCTACGATGCTGGCGATCTTGGGGGTGATAGGTTGCCTACCGCTGACGGTGTACTGCCGGTTCTTACCGAACAGGACTAGGTTGCGGTCATAGGTTACGGAGCTTGATATAATGTCATCCTCGGCCCCCAATGAGAATACCTCGATAGGGTCGTCATCTGGCAGAGTTAGGATGGAGCTACGGAACCAGTCGAAATACTTACCGGGCTTGGAGAACAGGATGATGGTCCCGGAGCCAATGACCAAGCGGTCTTGGAAGCTGCCGAGGTAGTCAATCCTGTTGCCGAATAGCGTAGGCAGTGGGTTAGTCAGGTCGTCGCCAACGGGGTTGGCTGTGAACGTGGGCACCGTAACGCCTGAGAGCGTCTGTAGCTTGGCGGGTGTCCCCGCGATGTACAGGGTGCCTGCTTCGATAGTGCCGATACAGAAGGCGGCGTCAGGCTGCATCTTGTACCCGGAGCTCTCGCGCCATGCGACCTCTGTGACGCCCGTAGTGATCCCATCCTTGGCGTATGCCTCTAGGTAAAAGGCATCGAGGCTGTTGCTCTTCTGGGGCTTAACCTTGACCACCTTGCCGGGGTAATGGATAACGCTGACCAGATCGGCTGCGAGGATTTCATTCCCCACGCCCCGGATCAGGGAGCCGTCCCCGCCATCCTCTGCCTTGACTTCCACATAGAGGGAGTTGTCAATCATGACCGTGGAGTTGCTGACGGAGCAGCCTGTGACCCCTGCGGCAACGAGAGCAAGCCTGAGCTTCTCTGCAATGCTCTCTGGGGCAATGTCTGCTGCTGCCGTACCAATCCACTTAGTTACCTCGCCGTTGTAGGCGTTGACCCTATCGTTGACCTTCTTCTGGTAGTCTGCGTCTGAGGTGAGGAGGTCCGAGGTATCCAGCAGGGTTGGGTAGCTTGCGCTAACCGTCTTGTAGCTGGCTACGGTGGTGGTCCCGTTGGCCTTAGTCAGGGTGATCTTAAACGTGCGGGAGTACGCCCCGCCCCTCACCCACACAGCCATCTTCTGCAAGTTAGCAGTGACGTTGTGGCGGGCAGTGCCGGTCCATGTGGGGACGATGGTATGCCCTGCTAGGAATAGGAACCTACCGATGCTGACAGCAGCCGATACGCCCCCGGAGACGAGGGTGTCCAGCACGGTGTCCGTGCCCGCATAGGAGATGGGTACGAAGGCCCCGGTGGTCTTGTTGAAGCAGAAGGCGAAGCCCTCTTGTCCTAGGCTCTGACTGTCTGCGTCCGTGCGGTAGATAAGATCGTATTCGATCCCGGAGATAGAGAAGGAGAAGGGCTTGCTCTGGGCGGTAGCTGCGAGGAGCTTAGTGAAGTGCCCAGTTATGGCAGCGCCACCAATGGCCTCTGCTTTCAAGACCGAGCCGTGTCTGCGGGCAAGCCCGTTCACGGGGTCGCTAATCATGTTCTGTTGGGCCGTGTGCTGGCCTGAGCGACGATCCTGTGGGACCTGCTCAGATACGCCACGCACTACACTTTCATAGCCCCCTGAGACTTTCGCCAATAGGTTGTCCTTAGTAGATGGGGAGACCGCCCGGATTGGGTCGGATGCCGATGTTGTTTAGGAGGTTCGCAGTCGTCGGGCGGCGGATAAGGTTCACGTCCCGGTTGCGAATGTGCTCAGCATTCAGGGTGATGTATGCGTCCTTGTACTCCTGTTGGAGCATGCTGATTGCAGGCGCATCGCCATCGTAGTTGGTCTGAAACTGTAGCTTGGCGGAGGCCGAGATAAATAGCTGGGCCGTCAGCGGGAGGTCCTCGAAGTCCAGCATGCGGACGAGCTCAACTTGAACGTCTTGGGTAAATACCAAGCGGTCCTCGTTGGCTGGGGCATACGGCTTGTAGAGCCTGCGACCACGGGCGACGAAGTTAAGGGACCCGTTCACGGGATCAACCTTGATAGTGTCAATTGGGAGCATGATGTTCCCGGTTCCCGCATCGGGGGACAAGGTGACGAGCTCCTGATTGAACCACCAAGATTTAGACTGTTCTCGGAAGGAGGCGTTCCGCAGGGCTGCGAGGCAGGCCGGGACTAGATCGTGGTCCTCCTCAAGCGAGTTAAGCGGGGACTCGGACAGAAGCGCCAACATGTCGTTGACGACTGAGAGCTGGGTAAGGAAAGTCATTATGCTCCAAACGCAAAAAAGCCCCCGCCCCAATCAAGGGACGGGGGCGGGGTACGGGTTAGATTATGGGAGCCAAATCGCACCGGCATATTCTGCACGGTTCGGGGTGACTGCGTAGGCCAAGTGGCTGTCCACGAACCACGACTTGAAGGTCTTGTCGTAGAACACGTCCGAGGTCAGTGGGATGGTTTCACCGCTCAACAGGGCCTTAGCCGAGAAGGCCAGACCTGCCAGCTTGGTGAAGTCACCGTCATAGGCGTTGCTGTTCGCAGCGTTCGACAGGAAGTGCCCCGTGACGTTCGTGTTAGGAATGTTATTGGAGCTGACGACCGGGCAACCGAAGGCTTTGAAGATCATGGTCTGCATGTTGTTGCCGTCCGAGGTGATGTACTCACCGTTGACGATCAACTCAGCATCAGCCAAGGCGCGGAACTGCGCTGGACGCAAGGCGATGATAACATCGTCCTCACGAGGGCTGACGTCCTTTTCTTCCATCTTGACGAACAAGTCGCCAATAGCGGAATACATGCGGGCCGGGTCAAGCGCATCGCCCGAGGCACCCAGCGTGATGGTGGAGCCGCCGAAGTGGCCAGCAGGCTTGCCAGCCGAGCCATTCGAGAAGCGGCTTTCCGACAGAGCAGCGGCCTTAGCTGCCTGAATGAACATGGACTGATCGAGGAACTTAGCAATCTTCTTGCCATGCTCCACGCCGATTTCCTTACGAGCATCATACGAGCTCTGGAACACTTCCAACAGCGGGAGGACGTTACGAGCCAAGACGACCGTATCAACGGTGATCGAAGCCTTCGCGAAGTCGCTCGGGGTTGCAGCAGGTGCTTCACCCGGTACGAGCTTGCTCAGCGTGGCTTCACCGATTGCGAAGTCCGAAAGGGTCGTGGTGCCCACAACGCGCTTCATGTTGATCCAGCCATCAAGGACTGAGCGGCGGGCAATCGTGCCCTCAACCATGCCAGAGTACTGTTCAACCGCCAGAGCATCAACAGCACCGGCTTGGTTCTGCTGCATAGGACGGGTGATATTACCGATTACACCGGCAGACGAGAAAAGAGTCAAAGGTAGTCCTTACTTAATTTGAGGCGAGACGGCGCTGGTTCAGCGCATCGTACTCATGAGAAGAATTGAGATTATGTGAGCCGATCTTCTGCGCGAGTTTCTGTACTGCTTGTGCGTACTCTCGTGCTGTCAGTGGGCCATTGCTCGGCTGGGCCGCACCTGCGCTAGGCCGTGCGGTTGCTGAGGCGGGAGTGACTACGGTGCCCGCTGCCGTGTTATAGGCATTGAGGAGCATCGTGGCTGCTGCCCGAGCTTGGAGTGGGCCAGCCGCGAACATCGCGTTAATCTCGGCCTTCTCGGATGGATCAGCATTGGCGGAGGCCCATGCTTGAACTGTTGCCCATTGGCTATCGCCGCCCACTACATCGTGGACAGCAGCCGTGACCGCTGCTTCCGCAGCAGCCGTAGCTGTAACGGAGCGTTCCTCGGCCATCTTGGCCAAGGCCATCATCTGCTGCCAGCCTACAGCCTTATCGCCCATCGTGGCGAGGTGGGCTTCAAGCAGGGAGAAGTCCCCGTCTGCGGTGGCAAGCATGGCTGGATGGTTGGCGTCGATACCGAGCCTGCCGACAAAGGCGAGAGCTACATCGAGACCAGCATCGCCGGTAGGTTCGTATTCAACAAGTACGCCATCGGGGGCTGCTTCTACCACTGGGGCAGGAAGCGGCGCTACTGGTGCTGGGTCAACCGTCAAGCTGATTGGAGTTACGGGAGCGGCGCTAACGGGGTCTGCTACGGCTGGTGCCGTAGGTTCAACCACGGGGGCTGCTACTTGGGTCGTCATGCGGGTACTTGTCCTTGTTTAGCTTGTTCGATAGCGATGCCTGCGCCTGCGTCTGCGCCAGCCTGTGAGGCCATCATCTGCTGCTGCTGTGCGGCCATCTGCTGCTGTTCTGCTGCTAGTTCCTCGGGTGATTTCATATATGCTGAGACGTCGATACGACGAGGAGCACCGAGGGCGGCTGCGATCTTGGTAGTGTCCAAGCGTTGCAGAAGTTCGGGAGGGAGCTGGGCTACAGCGGCCATATCGGCCAGCCACATTTTAAGCTCTTCGAGGTCCCCGGTACGAGACAGGGCTTCTAAGCCTGTGACGATGGAGGGGACGAACTGGTTGCCGTCTACGCCTAGTCCTATATCCCGCATGAGCCAGTAGGCCAGCGGGAGTTGCAGATCGACAGCGAGGCGGGAGTATGCACCACCGAGGGAGGTTTCGAGCTCATTTGCGATGAGCCGGATTTCTTCCTGTGTGACACGTTCCGCATCGCGGACCATAGTGGAGGCCAGAAGGAAGCCGCGCCCGATCCGGGTGACGTATTCCTGTGACATAGCCATCGTGACTTGGAGGTCTTGGGACTTGCTGCCTTCCAGCAGAACAATGTCCCCTTCGGCCCCCGGAAGGGCTGAGCCGTTCTCGCTCTGCTCAAAGTCCTCTACCCGTGTCATGCCAGCCGGATTGACCAGCCAACGAAACTCGGATGCGAGGACCGCCCCGATAACTTGGGAGCGGGTTAGCGTGGAGAGGCCAGCGAAGTCCCCCTTGTAATCCTCAACAAGGCCGGTGCCGTAGTGGGCATCGTCCGAGAGGTCCCATGTAAGGACACGGAAGGGGAGGTCTTTCTCTGGCCACTTGCCGTAGAACTCTTGGCCTAGCTGGATGGCGTCCACCCACTGTACCATTTCATAGTCCCCATCGCGATTGCGAGTTACCCAGCGATAGAGAGTTACCTCCCGATCAGATGCGTACTTGGCCTTTGCGAACACGGCGTCTTGGACAGCGGGCTCTAGCTCATCGAACTGAACCTTGTCTGCAATGAGGAGCTCTAGGAGCTTCCCGGATGCAGAGCGTCGGGCAACGTATTTCTTAATCCCGATCACTCGGGCGTCCGCCTCAAGCGTCAGCAGGACGTTGCCTGTAACGATGAGGTGCTTGATTACTTCATATAGCTTGGGCCGCATGGCCTTGCTGTCGAGGAGCTTAACTGCTGCCTTCTCGGCCTTGGCCAACTGCTGCGCTAGAGCCTCGGTGTCTACACCTAGGGCCTCTAACTCTTTTGCGGTGGTTGCAGATGCGTCTGTGCGGAAGAACGGGCGTGATGGTGCGAACCCCGCCAACATGATCTTGTTGGCTAGATGGTTGACCGCTTGCGCCCCCACTGATTGGAAGTCCCTACTCAGCTCCGAAGAGTTCTGATCGTACCCCTTGGGGAGACAGAGCTTCGGCAGAGTGTAGCTGGCGTACAACTCGCAACGGGCAATGAAGCCATTACGTGCTGCCTCTAGCTGCTGGAACCTCCCGGATGCGGAGGTTGATACTGCCACTTAGATACTGATACCCGCACCATTGGTACGGCTCTGGAATGTAGACCGGACTGTCTTGCGCCGACCTGTGGTAGGGTCAAGCTCGGGAGCCGGTGTGTCAGTAGCCAAGGTTACATCAATCTGCTGCTGTGGCCTGCTGAGGGACTCAGCCGCTTGTTCCGAAGCCCGCTTCTGTGCGATCTGGGTAGTGAGGGTCTGCAATGCGCCCTGCGCCTGTAGGCGATCATTTGCGGCTTGCATCTCTGCTGCCTTTAGAGTGGCGGCTGCTACTTTTCGAGCAGCCTTCTTTCCACTACCGCACATATTATAGTTCCTTGCTGAGCTCGATAGCTTCCTGCTGGAAGCCTTCGCGTTGGTACATAGTGGCGAGGGACTTGTCTGACTTAGCCAGAGCTGTCCCTACTACCACTGACGATGCCCCGGCTTCTCGTGCGGCCTCCTCTAAGAAGGAGACCACATCAGAGAACCGCCCGCCAGAAGCTAGCTGCAATACGAGCTGCTCGGCTAGGATAGGCGTCTCGGAATACCAAGGCGTAAATATATCATATATTACTAGGTAACATTCATTAACAATATATACATGATCCATTAGACATAGGTTATTCATACCAATATCTACATTCATTATCTTATATATATGTTTAGTATTATTCTTTCTTAATCTATCTACCATAGTACTAAGAGTACTTCTTATAATAGGAAGATCAAGAGGGGTTACTTCACGATGAGACAACAAAGCCCTTTCGGAGTAGAACCAGTACGTGCTGTACACCGAGCATATATCCGGCTTGGATATCTGTGGTTGTTACAGACGGGACGGGTAAACCTAGTTGTTTTTCGAGTGCCTCGTAGGCCGTGGTGTTTAGTCTCATGACTGGTACGGCGATGTTCTGTGGCAATGAATGTTCCTTTGTGCGGGACGGTATCGAATTAGAAGGTAAACCCATCAGGCGAAGAAGTAGGTGGAGGATAGGACTTGGTTTAGGTCCAGATTACCTCGGGCCGGTGGGGTAGGTAGATCATAGATAGCTGCCAGTTCGGCTAGCGGATCATGGGACTCGTACATGGAGATGAACTCCTCACGGATAACCCTGTAGAGGGTGCCTGCGTCTGCGGCGTGGGTGCCGTAGTCATCGTGGATAGCTGCCAAGATAAGGCCCTGCTCAGCGGACTTGACTACGGTGAGTGCAAGGTGCGCTGCATCGTGGCTGTGAACGAAGTTAGGGGCTACCCCGTTACGGTGACGGCGAACGTCTGGGGTGTCTGCGTCTACGTTCATGCGGAGGAAGGCATTGCCGCATAGGTTGGTGCGGATACGGTGCCCCTGCTGCTCTTGGTAGCGCTGTGTTACTGGGAAGCCTGAGGGGGCGATCCAGCGGATTTCATCGTGCTCCCCACGAATGATCTGACGGGCGGCTGATTGGAGCCACTCCATCGCTTCGCGGGCCTTTACGACGACCACTGCGATAGCATCCCAGACGAAGTGCGAGAGGTACTGTGCAGCCCTGCCGTACTCTTCCTTGGGGAACTCTAGGGCCTTGCCAGCCTTGAGGTAGTCCCCGACGAT